AAATTCGACATTTTGAAAAGAGATGTTGGAGGTAATACAATGAGTGAAAAATTGGAAAAAGCACTTGAAGAGTTAAATGACTTGATGAAACAAGTTAATTCTTCAGTGTTAGAAAAAACTGAAGAAAATACGACAGACGCGACCCTTGAAACAAAGGGTGATATGGCATACATGGATACAGAAGAGGTTGAAGAGGATATGGATGACGATGAGATGGATATGGAAGAAAAGGCTCTTGATGAAGATTCAACAAGAGACATGGAAGCCGGAGAACTTGTTGTTGATAACGGTAATCCAAAACCAACCCCTGCTGATTTAGATGTTACAAAGGGATTAGAAGATTCTGACTTCTCTACTCTTAACTTAAGTGCAGAAAATGTTGAAAAAGCATATGAAGCATTCAAAGCAGAAAGAATGGAAAAGATTGCATACGATTCTCTAAGCAAGCAATTTGAAGCAAGGCTTACAGAAGAATTAGACGTTAAGAAAGCAAATGCTGAAGCAGCATCATATGATGCTCGTTCAGATGTAATTGCTTTGAAAGAAGAATTTGCAGAACTACGCAAATCTTTAACTGTACAAAATGATGAGATTGTTAAATCACAATCAATAGAAATTCCTAGTGATGTAAGTAACCTATCATGGAATGAGATTGCTGATATAGCGAGGAAATATAATTAAGGAGTGATAAGATATGAGTGGATATATAAAAACAATGAGAGATTTAGAAGCAGCATCATACGGCTTAAGAGGCGGTAACGGTAATGCTTTGTTGAAGAGTGCAGGAGTAGTTGGTGGACTAGCAGGAGCAGGACACGATTTACAAACCGCTTTTAGCGGTGCAACAGGAATGACAGACCTATACAATGTTCTTTACGGACAGAAAGTATGGTCAATGCTTAACCAAGAAGTTAATGCTTTGTCTATGATTGCTAAGAGGCCATATACATCAAGTGGTTGGAGAGTTCTAAAGAGCCGACCTCAAGGTGGTAGTGGTTCTTCTTTTGCAATTGGTTCAGGAGCAGCAGGAAGTGCATCTCCTAAAGCAGACCTAATTGGTGGAGTTGCTGAGAATGCAGCATTATCCGGTATTCCGGCATTAGCCCCTGAATACACAACCCTAAAAGTAACGCCTAAAACAATAGCACATAAATTCGAGTTTTCAGAACTTGCAATGGAACTTGCTGCTATTGATGACGGTGTTGGTGATATACGTGCTATAATCCGTGAAGATATGGGTAAGCACCATGCTGAAGTACAGAACAAGATGTTATTAACACCTCTTGAAACATATTCAGCAGCAGGTATTACAGGTATGACTAACAACTATACATCTTTGTATAAGGTTGTAACAGATGGTGCTGAAATAGGTGCAATGTATACTGCTAACTTAACAGAAGATGGTGAAAGTGGTACTAACGAAGCACTTGACCCACAATTAGTAAGAATTTATGGACAAGACAGAGGAGTTACAGTTAGTACTGAAACTATTACTGCCGTGCCTGATTTCTTGGATGCTGAAGTTGATTACGGTGCAAGTTATGCAAGTGGTTCTGCTAGAGTATTAACTCTAACACTATTAAATGACATGATTCGCAGAATCCGTCAAAATGGTGGAAACCCAAAATGTATCTTAACAGGCTACGATACTATACAACACATCTCTGACTTACTACAAAGTCAAGAGAGATTTATGGATAGGAAAGAAATTGTTCCTACACATAATGGTGTTCGTGGAGTTAAAGGTGCTGAAGTTGGTTTCAGAGTTGCAACATACTATGACATACCATTAATCCCTTGTAAGGATATGGCTTCAACAACTGAAGCAAGCCTAACAAATGGATTGAGTGATATCTTTATCTTAGATACAGACCATCTATGGTTATCAGTTATGAAACCTACAGAATATTTCGAGGATGGAATTTCTAACGGAAACCCATTCGGTGTTGGAACTTTAGGAAACCAAGCAATGTACAGAACTATTGGTGAAGTATGTTGTTCTTTCTTCAAAGGTCAAGGTAAGATAACTAACATAAAGAGTGCTTGAGGTGATTAAAGTATGGCACATACTGTAACCCTTTTGGCTGACCATAAAGGATTTACTGCTCCTAAAGTATCAGGAGATGAGTATCTTGTGGATGCTTCGTTGTTAGTTACAACTGCAACATCCGGTGGAGAAGTAGTTACTGCTGCTTCACTAGGACTAAGTAGAATACATGCAGTTCTAATAACAGGTAATAGCCTACCCGCAACATATGATGTAGATGTAGAATGCTCTGCCGCAGGTGCTTATGAAAGTGGTACAAGTTTTGCTTTGTTGTTCACCGCAATGGATGGAACAAACGCAGCAGCGAATGGAAACATTACAGATACAACTGTTAGAGTCCGTGTTTACGGAAACCTCTAAACAGTGAATAATAGAATAAACATAAAATAGTAGTCTTCGTTCTGAGACAATCAGAACGGGGGCTACTATCCCCTTATTAAAAGGAGAAAACCACATGACACAAGTAACATTAACGAACCAAGCAAGCCCAAGAGATATTAAAATCGGTGGGGTAATATACCCTATACATTTTAACCAACAAACAACAATACCATTAGACCACGTAATAAACATATTAGGTGGTGAAAACCTTACATGTACATTCGATAAGATGGATGAAGCCGATATAGCAAGACTTAATGACTATAAGTTTAATGAATTAATTAGATTAACTAATGAGTTAAAAGAAGGCGATACCCGTAATCAAGCACAAAAAATATTATTTCCTAAGAAGGTAAAAGCACCTGCTAAAAAAGCACCTGCTAAAAAAGCACCTGCTAAAAAAGCACCTGCAAAGAAAACATCTGCTAAAAAAGCAAAAAAGATAGAAACGCCTAAGAAAGAAACACCTTCAGAAGACAATAAGGAAGTGAGAGAATAGGTTGTAGTGGTAGTGGAGTCAAGACGGCTGATGCATTGGTTTTCAAAGGTAAGTGTAAACTGATGAGTGTACATGCCTCTAATGTTTCAGGTTCAGCAGTAACTATTTCTGTTTATGATAGTGATGATGCTTCTGCATCCGGTGATGTAGAAGTTTGTAGAATGGTATTAGCCGCTAATGGTTCTTTTGAATATGATATGCATGGTAGATTTTGTGCTAAAGGTCTTTTTGTTGATATAACAGGAACAGGTCATTACTCCCTAGAGTGGGCGTGATTACAATGCCAAGCATAGATACAGATACAAGATTAGTAATGACTATTCTTTTTGTTGGTGCAGTTAGTGGAGTAAACGTTTACTTCTATGCCCAATATGGTGTAGGTTTTCCTTATACTGTTGAAGCACACGCAGTATTGTTTGGTATATCTACAATAGGTGGAATCATGATAATGAAAGCAGTATTTGATTTAATTGCTAATGATTATATCGAAGAAACATTATTACAAAGACGCATTGATGCTTATTGGAGTCGTAGAGCAAGAGAAGAAGAGAACCGTAAAAGAGTTAGAGAGTCTTTTAGAAATTTCCAACAGACATGGAATAACCAAGTACAATCCCCTACTAACGTTTATGGTGATAATAATTTACCCGTAATTAAGAGCAATACAGAAGGTGTAAGTCCTTCCTTTTTAACATTGGAACAATGATTGAGGTGAAATAATGGTTGGAGAAATCCTAATGGGTTTTGATGAAACCGCTATGGCTTATGATTTGCAAAGAGCACATTCTGCTGATATTTGGTTTCTTAGAGCAAGGTTTTGGATATGGGGTATTATAAGTTCCATTGCTTGTTTCTTTATAGGTCAAACATTAGCAATATTTGGGGTCAATACAATCTCAATATTGTGGAATGGATTGGTAGACTTTTGGAATCATTTGTGGTGATATTGTGTCAGTAATGGCGGGATTCGCCATATTAATGGTTGAGGGATTGAATAAAATATATCAAAGATTACATTCAATACCCTTTGGTGTATATGGTGCGAGTAAAGCAGGGAAGACCACCTTACACCACCAATTGAGAACAAGAGGCGAAGTACCCGATATTATGGAAAGAACAGTAGGATTAGAAAGGGCATCTAGAAAATATATAAAATTAGATGGTAATGCTCATACTGTAAAAACTGCCGATATCGGTGGACAAACTATTTATTGGACAGAATGGATAAAAGATATGAAAGAACGTAGAGTAAAATACATTATTTTTTTAATTGATGATAGGCACATGAATAAACATTATGATATCGAACAACAATTATGTTGGACATTCTTAGTAGATAGTATTTGTTCACCTCATTGGAATGTTAATAATAAATTAAAAAAGAAAAAAGACCATGATTATCCTATTGCGGTAGGTATATGGGCGAATAAATATGATTTATGGAAAGACAAATATGAACATGATGGGCCAATTGAAAAACATCCTATTTTTGAGGCATTTAAAAATGGAATGCAAAAGTTAAATGAAAAGGGAATACCTTGTTTCAAATACATTGTTAGTGCTAAAACTGACTCCACAATGGTATACAGAGGAATCTTAACAATGATAAAGGACTACTAGGTGTGAAGACCATGACGATGAACTATCAGCCACCTAATTTAATTGGTGCAACCACTACAACTGTAGCGTCAAATGCCTTCATGGATAGGCATGACCAAGCGAGAGCAGCAGGTACAGTAATGTTGTACGAATTTAAAAACTTAAAGCCAAAAAAACAATTGAAAGAAATAATTAAAATATTAAAACCGGAAAAAAAATCTTTTTTAAAATTTCCATATAGTTTCAAATATAACATGAAAGACAGATGTGTTGTTTGTGGAACTCAAAAGGTTTGGGAAGCAAGTGATAATTTAAGACCACCATTACCACTACATAAAGTTAGAAAAGGATATCCAATGAGAGGAACTTATTGTGATAAACATGCACAGATACACAGACAATATGAAATGTTAGAACAACAAATGTTAGCAGAAGAACATGGGTTGTCATACAGTGCTTATATTCCAAAAATGCCTAATTTAAATCCACTATCTAGTGGGCCATTAACTAGTCTAAAACAAGGAGATATACAATCACTTGCGGGATTAGGTTGGACAATTAAACCTCCTCAAGGAACTGTTGAAAGTAAAGAAGAAGAGTTATTTAGGTTGTTAATAGAAAACGAATCTAATACCAAGAGAGTGAAAGTCTTATTGACCGAAGGCGTTAAGGTTACAAGCAAGGGCGTACAGGCGGAGAGTGAGAACTAATGGGATTATTCGGAACAAGCAACACACAATTGGCTAATACTATATCAAATGGTCAACAAAATCAATTTAAAACAATGAACAATTTATTAACATTACAAGAGAATCATGTAGAAGATTTCTTTCAATATCATGGAGAAGCATTCTTATCTAGCATGGAACAATTGATTGAAGATGTTGTTGCTAGAGTTGTTGGTGATATGTTAGCCCAATTAGAGTTTACTACAACAAGTGCGGGGCTTGTTTTAAACACAGACGTTAAAAGTACTTTTCAAGAAATTACTGCTGCTAACATAGAATTAGATTTACAAAATTTATTAAATTCAGCAATTAATTCAGAAGTAATTATGCAACGTAGAATGGCTAAAGCACAATATTTAGAGTCTCAAGGATTTAGTGGAGCAGCAGCACCTACACAACCGCCAATGGCTAACTCAATGGGAATGAACCCACAAAACATACAAGGCGGCAATATGGGAACAGGAATTAATAATACTATGATGCAACAACAAATGGCTATGAACAATGGTAGTGGATATCCTGTTCCACCTGCCGGATACGATAATATGAACAATGCATATTGGATAGACCCTAATACAGGTCAAATGACATATACACCTCCTGTAAGTGGATTAGGTTTAGGTGCGGCTATAACTAAAGGCGTTGCTTGGGCTAAATGGCTTGCATAGGTGGTTTGATGTATGGGCGAAATAACAATTCCTGCTGACATAGTGCCTAATACTAAGCAGGATGTCATACTTGATAATACGGAATTAAGTAAGGGTTTTGATGCCTTAGTTAGTGATAAAAAAAATCCTATTTTTCTAAGTATGTTAGGTTATATATTTTATAGAGCCGTACCTAGAAAAGACAGAACTAAGAAGATGGATGATATTAAACCTAAACTTTCTCAATTATTACAATATGACAATGAAGATTTTAAGAAATTAAGAGAAAGAGAAGAAGGATTAATTGACCTTATTACTGAAGGAGAAATAAATAAATTTTTCACACACTATTTAGAAGAGATAGAAAAAACAGATATGCTTAATTTAATACAAGCATTAAGTACAAACGAATATTTCCCTGAAAAAACAAAACAAAACACAGATGGTACAGTTACTATTACTATAACTGAACCTCTTAATTTAAACGCTGAAAAACTACAGAATTTTAAATTAACACAAATAGATAATCAACCTGCAATAGAGAGATTAGTAGATAATATTGAAAGAGGGCAAGAAATAGACAGTGATGTAGAGATAGGCCCAAAAAGAGAAAGTGGGAGTGGAGCACTTATGAGTGCTATAGATAGTGGTAAGCCTATATTGTATGAGATGATTAAAAATTATTTTGTTGTTGAGGAACAAGTGAGTGGTGCTAAAATTACTTTAGATACTAAAAAATATGTAAATGAAGTATTTATCAAGGAAGGATTTGGTGCTTTTGATAGTGAAAATTTTCCTTTTAAAAGTGGAATACTTGGAAGCAAATTAGAACATTTTGATAAACCAAATCAACAAAAAGATGAATCTGAGGAGCAATATGAAGCAAGAATGTTTTTTGAGGGAAAGAAAAAGAAAACCTTTTCAGAAAAAGATACAAGAAATAATATTCCTTTATTACATCTAAAATTGGTTGGCGATAAAGGAGCAGGTAAGTATGAAAAAGAAAAGGATATGTTTCTTGTTGAAGGACTTACAGGTAGTAAAAAATTTGACACATTAGAAGATGCATATGATGCTATAGATGAAATAAGTACTAAGCCTAAATTAGTTGAAAAATATTTAGAAAAAATTATTATGTCTCAAGATAAGCACCCATTAAAAAATATTATTTACGGATATCTAAGTGCAGAAAGAAGAGAATTAAAATTAGGTACTTTAGAAATAGAAATAAATAAAACAAAAGAAGGTTCAAGTAAAGATAAACAAAAGTGGGTTGAAAGTATTCGTTCTAAATTAAACTTAGATGAAGGTATAGATGTTAAATTAGATAAGAACGTAGAAAAATTAGCAGGTATGATTTTTGAAGTTATGCAACAATTTCCTAAAATGGATAACACTTTGTTAGAATCTTTAATAGACAATGAGGTAAAACGTGAAAAACACGGTTTTAGAATTATAGAAGAAGAAGTTTCAGATAAAGAACAAATAGAAGAAGATAAAGAAACTTGGGATAGTATTGTTGCAAATTATAGACTATTTAGTGATAAACTTGACATATCTTTAGTAGATATTTTAGATGAGTATAGAAACATAGAAAATGTAGGTGAATTAGATATAGATGCAGTAAGAATTTATGCTAAAGACCTGATGAGTAAAAGTAAATCAAAATCAGGTTTTATAGCAGGTAAAAGTAGAATACCAATATTATATGCAGATGTAACTTATGACATGGATATGCTTCTTGATACTACACCTAAAAATTATAAGTTTAAAATAAAACCACAAACAAAAAATAAAGAACCAACTTCAATGGATATGGATGTTGTTAGAGTACAGAAAGATTTTTTAAATATTAAAAGAGGCTATAATAGTCTGAAGGCATTGGTGGGAGGAAATTAAAATGGGCAAAGTTTCATCCCCTAGTGATTTTACAAATATAAATGTAGATTATTCAGCAGGTAATGGTCATTATACTACACACGCAGATATTTCTAATTTATTACAAATAAGTTCGTTTAGTGCAAATACAACTCCTAATCTTTCTGAAATAGGTAAACTAATAAAAAGAGCAGAAGAAAAAATAGATGATACAATTAAATCATCTTATAGACCTATTATTTATAGAGATGAATTTCATTCTTTAGAAACTCAAAGAAGGAATGCATATCCTGTTGTTGCTTACAAGGATTATGTCGGTTTTGTTCAATTAAGTTATCCTAAAATTCAAAAATTAGTTAGATTAGAAGTATATCAAGGTGATACATGGAAAGATTTGGCTTCTGCTTCCGCATCTTTAATAGTACCTGATTCTGCTACTACTAATGATTGGACAATTACACTAACCGTTGGAAACCCAACTACATATACATTCTATATTAAGAATTTAGCAAACAATAGTATTAGACACTTTTATGATAATTTTGGCCCAAAAACTACGGCAAGTCAAATTGTAGATACAATTAATGAAGTGTATCCTATGAAAACTGCTAAATTTACAGGAGAAACTACTTCTAAATCTATTACGGCTGATGGTGCTTCAAGTGTACATGTTTCTGATTTCTTTTATGCAACAACAGATAGTGAAGATAAGACAAAAATAATTATTAGTTCATTATTAGATGGAGAAGATGGTACATATTGTACATTATCTTCTACTTATGGTTCAGTAACTTCTTTTGCTGATAATCAAACATCGGGTAGAAATGATGATTTTTGGATGATGAAGGATGATGGTAAAATTTTCTTTAGAAAAGAATATCCCCATAATCAACACCATTCTATTAAAGTAACATATGTAGCAGGTGAAAGTCGTGTACCTGCACCTATTCATGAAGCGGCTACTAAGATTGTAGCGGCTGAAATAATTAGACATGATGATAATTCAATATTAATTACTGAAACAGGTTCTAATATTGATTTGAAATCTAAACACGATATTTTATTAGAGGAAGCAAATGCAATCTTAAATGGGAAGAAAAACATTGTTCATTTTATATCGTGATTAGTATGAAAGACGTAACAAAATTATTCAAAAAAATTGTTGCAATCCAACAGGAACGTAATGATATGTTAAAAGATAGTATTTATGCAGAATTTGCTTTATCTGATGAAGCAGTTATAGCAGAAGCCCATAGTGTATTTGATAAAGAATTTGCTAAAAGTATACAAGAAGAGGTTGCTAAATTATGATGGATGAAGTAACCTTTCTAATTCGACTACTATCTGATAGGTGGGATGCAGCAGTAACTTCTTTAGGAAGTCAGTTACCAACAAACCATAGACCTCTTTCTACAGGAAATAGTGCTTCTATTAAAGTGTTAGATATACGTTCTTTAGAACCAAATGAAGGAAGAAGAGTGGATGTAGATTCTCATTCTGTTGTTTTAGTGTTTGAAGATGGTATGTCTCAAACAAATCCAACTATTGATACCGTAATTAGAAATGAAACATTTAACATGACAATACACATGAGAGTTTTACATAGAAGAGACTTTTCTTCTCTTACTGATTCTAGAGATAGACTACAGAGTATTTATCGAATAGTCCGATACATTTTAGAGAATAATGCCCGTAGCCCTACCGTGTATCAAGGAGGCGGAACTTCGGGAACAGTAGAAGATTCGGCTGAATTGATTACATTGAATAGTAGAAGTGAGGCCAATGATAGGGGCAAAAGGTTATTGGGCTACAAACTAGCGGTAGAGATTAAGCGGTTCGGGCGAAGCACAGTTTAGGTGAGAAAAAATGGTAAGTAATGAGATATTTGTAGGAGCAGGAGTAACTGCTAGTTTAGCACCGGAAGCCCGTATATATCTAGGTGCAGATGTGGAAACTGCTGCTACTAATACAACAAATAATAGTAGTACTGTTACATTAGATGGATATGCGGGTGGAGATATAGGAATAGATTTAGTTCCTAATCTATATGTTGGTTGTTTTATAGAAATAGAATTAGCGGATGATGCCACTAAAAAGAACATATATCTTATTGAATCTAATACTGTAAGCACTATAACAGTTACAGGAGATATAAGAGGGGATATGGGTGCAGATACAGATGTTAAAGCGACAATACAATCTTTTGGAGCACCCGTTCCTACGCCACCTGTTAATTCTAAAACAACTATATTATCTGACAATTGGTTAGGTCTTGTAAATACATTTTCGCCACCAAATGTAGAAGTAGAAACAGGTGAATTAAATTTAGTTGCAGGTGGTTCTAGAAATTTAGGATTTCAATTTACTAAAGGTGAAACAGTAAGTGGTGGAAGTTTAGAAGTATCAATGAATAATCCAATGTGGTTATACTATACATTAGGTACTTTGAGTTATACTATGACTAGTCCTCTCACTGCTGATGATGCCGGAATTGCTATAGATACAGATTTTACTCATACAGGAATTATGAGAAGATTAACAAGTTCATCAGGGGCAGGACATCATGTATATCCTGACCCTACTCCTACAGGAACGGCTTATGGAGATAGTACTCATGGTTTAATACATGCAAGTAATCCATTTGTTTATACTATGACTGAAAACAATAACGGAACATTACCTTCATTTGCTTTAGATGTTGCATATGCAAAAGGTGGTAAATCCGGTGCAGACTATTCAGTTCAAACAGTACAAGCATCTGCAACTCCTGAAGAAGAAGTATACTCTAGAATCTTTACAGGGTGTCAAGTTAATTCTCTTAATATAACATTTGAAGAAGGTCAAGAAGTTAAAAATACAGTAGAGTTAGTAACTCGTAGTGCATTTGATGCACCACAAAATTATTCACCACAAAGACAAGTAACAGATGTAACGGCTTTTGCAAACTATTCAGAGAATAAAATACCATACTTATTCCATGATGGTACTATTGAAGTATATGGTCAAACTTTTGCTAGAGTCAAATCAGGTAGTGTAACAATAAATAATAACATTGTAGGTCAAAGATTTATTGGTAACTATAATAATCAAGTTATGTCTAACCATACTGCCGGACAAAGACAATATGAAATATCCTTAACACTTCTTATTACTGATACAAAGATTTGGGATTTAATGAGAGAAGGTGGAGAAGATAACACTAATATCCTTAAACTAAGATTTGAAAGAAGTGCTACTGACTTTGTAGACTTACAATTTAAAGATTATATTACTCGTTCTGTTTCTGTACCATACCCTGATGATAAAGGGCCGGTTGAAGTTGAACTTACAATAAGCCCTAGAACACTACACAGTTGTACTTCACAAAGTAGATGGGCTATATTCAATGTTGATTAAGGAGGAATATCAAAGTAAAAAGATATTCTAGTGTTTTAAATTCCACCAACAATACGTTTGTTTGTTTGTTGGTTATGGTTAGGTGGAAAGAAAATGAATAAAGAAATAGTAAATGATAAGAGTGCCCTATTTGCGGCAGTAGAAACAACGATGCATGAATTAAGAGTTAGTCCTGACTCTGAACAAATAATGAAAGTTTGGGTTAAAGAACCTACTTGGCTTCAAGTAGAACAAGCCCTTTCGTCTGTAATGGATTTAAATTCACAGACTCAATCAATGAACTTAGATTTAAATAAAATGTATAGGTTTATGGTTGAGAATTTTATAGAGAAAACAGAACCTTCTCTTAACGCTTTAGAACTATTACAGTTAAATCCTTATGTTGGTGGACAACTTAAAGAGGTATTACCAAACCCATTTAGTGATATGATGTCGGAGGCTGATACGGGAAAAGGAAATTGATACGAAAGGCATTAGAAGGGAAAGAAGTTACACCTTCTATTGCTTTACGTGTCTTATTATATACATATTGTAAAATATTTAGTATAAGTCCTAATGATGCAAAACATACTCCAATGAAAGATATATTGGAGATGATATCAATACACACCACAGTAGAAGAAATGAAAGCGAAAGCAATGGAAAAAGAACAAAAGAAAATGGGGAGATAAGTTTTGGCGGGAGATGCATATGAATCCACTACTACTCTTGCTAAGGCTTTGGGTTTAATTGAATCCCAAACTGAAGGTGTGGCTGCTGCTTTTGGTAATGCTGCTGACCAAAGTAAAATGTGGAATATTGCATCTCGATTATTGTCAGGTTCAGGTTTGTGGAAATTACAAAATAAAATTCGAGCCGTAGGAAATATGGTGTTCATGTACAATAAAAATCTAGCAGGTCAAGAAGAAGCCCAACGTAAAGCATTAGATGCTCAAGCAGAAATGGGTGAAACATTAGTAAAGTTACAGGGTGATTTACAACAGACAGAAAATTTTAGTGGAAGTTTATATGAACAAATGTTGGCTTTTGAAGAGTTAAAGAATCCTATGGGTGGAGTATTAAATGAAATTAATGCTCAAGAAAAAGCAACTAAAAAATTAGAATTGGCACAAAAGGGTCTAAACGATATTATGCAAAAAACAGCAGATTTAGAAGAACATGGTAAAATTGGCCTATGGCTTAAAGAGAAAGGATTAGGTAAAGATGTTAATATGTTTAAAAAAGCCTTTAGTATGG